AAACAATCTGTTCACGCTTTGGATGGGAATACAGACGGGCGTATAGCTCCGACTTAGTAATGTAGTAAGTTTGTGTAATGGCTTCTTGCCTGTCTGTATAAGGGGTATCTTCACGCAACACGCCAATCGATGACGGTTCAATCATGTAAGGATGAATACCTTTGTTGTACACCAGCTTAATAAAGGTGGTGTTGTACACAAGCGCCCATGTCAACGCAGTAGAAAATACTTGATCTGCATTGGAATTAAGCCACTCATCATTGAGCGCTTGGGTTAAGACTGGTGCTTTGTGATGCTCTGCGTTATGGACAGATGCGCCTAATGCAATAGAAAATCTTGTTGTTTCGGCTGAATATAAAAATGAAGTTAATTGATCTAAGTGCGGGTGAATTTTATTAAAATACGCTGGTGGTTGCTCTGGACCAGCGCCAAATAAATAATATGCTCTTAGTGTCGTGTAATCACCCTTTCTAGCTTCTTTGGACACCATACATTTATTGATGATGTCCAAATATAGTTCTTCTCTAGCTTCGGGTGCTGACGGAATTTTCATGTTTTAATTTTTAGGTTATCTGGATCGGGCATATAACTTGCAGTCTTAGGTCCTGAGTTTATACCAGCCTGTTGTGGTGTCAAGCCCACCTGCTCACCCATGACAGGTTGTGCAAATCTTCCAGCAAGAATGGACTGCATATCCATTCCTCTCATTCCTCCGCCCCAGACCGCTGCATCCCCTGGGCGGCTTTCTTTTTGCGCTTGCTGATCGGGAATTTGGGGTTTGATTTTGTCTTTGTTGACGCCTTTTTTGCGGGTAGCGTACTTTTCTGCGTCTGCGTAGTCTTTTTCTTTGAACTTGTTTTTACGGGTAAGGTATCCGCTTTGGTTTTCACCTTCTCTTGTGGACTTGATGTCGGACATATCGAACTCCATTGCGAGTTGCTTTGTTGACTTGTCGGTGAACTTGGTTTTGTTGCTGATAAGGTTAGGAGCTTGCAAAAATACGACCATAACTTCTTCATGACAATCCTTCATAGGACACTGCGGTTTACGGGATTCGAAATATCCATGTTTAGGACATTTGTAATCGTTTACTACTGCCATTGTTATCTCCCCTTCAATTGTTCGTCAAGTGTTAAAACAGAATAATCAGACCTATTGGTAATACCCAACTTAATCTTAATCTCTCCATTAACTAATTGCAATCCCGCACTTTTTGCCATATCAGGCTTTGGTTCTTTGCGATATTGCACAAATCTAGTGTTATCTCGGTTTTGCATAATGGCTACTTCGCCATTTACCCACTCTGTATAGGCTTTACTAACTCGTCTTTGCATATATTCGGTCAATGGTTCGGATTCATCTAAGAAAACATCCCGTATATGCGCTTCAGACACGCCAGCCAAGTCAGAAAACAATTTAACGGATATTCCACGATTTTTGTCTTGTAAAAAGCGTTTCATAATCCGTTTTAGTTCCATTTTTGGTATTGCAGACCTCATTTACCGTAAACCCCAATACGTTTTAAGTAATCGCTCACATTTCTGCCAACGGTAAGCTGCTCTGGCGTAAAGTCATCTTGCATACGGGACATTGGGCGAGTGAGCTTGGCAGTAATCAGTCTTGGTTGCACCTGTTCTGCAAAAGCAGCGCAAGCAAGAGCCGTAGCAATTACCCTATCGTCTTTATTGCGACCTGAAGCCTCAATTGAGCTGCCGTCACGGATAGTGGTTTTCATTTCTTCAATCGTATCCATATCCCAAATGTCCATCATCCCACGCTCAAAGTAATCTTTCATGTAGGTAAGCATCCGCTCTTTGGTTGCTGCTGTGGTCATCCAGCCAATTGAGTTGGACACCCCGCCAAGCGTATCGTTTCTGCGCCAAATGTAATTTTGCATATTGCCGTACACGTCAAGCAGGTCTTTGCCTAGGGCTGTACCCATGCTGGCAGCTTGGCGCTTGAGGTTACGCAATTCATTGATAACTGCCTGACCTGGACCATTGATTTCAAGGTTCAAAGTCGAGTTTTTATACGCACCCGCTAGGTGGGCAATGATCCAAGCAAACTGGTAGGTGTTTAATTCTGAGGTGGCAAAGGAAGCGACTTGCTCTAGTCCATCTGCGTAGCACCTAAAGACTTGAATACAAAATCTGTCAGCCCAATCGCTAGATCCATAAGCAGGATCAGCGCCAATAACATAGTAAGCCGTATCAACTGGTTCTTCCCAGACTTTAAGGGTTGCCAGGCGCTCTGTTGATTTAAGAACTTCAGTATCTTGAAAGTTAACACCAAAGCTATAGCGGTAAGAATCATAAGTACGTTTCTTTAGTTTTTTAACTGCATCGGTACACCTAGCGTTAGAAAAAAACGATGTACCTGTCATCACAAAGGCATAGTCCTCAGTAGGCGGAAACTCTTGATACATGAGGCTATCGTCTTTAATACCTTCGTACAATTTCCAGCGCCACCACGCTATTTGACGGGAATTGATTTCAAAGTTATACAACTTTTTAATATCTTTGACCCATTCTTTTTCTTCGCCTGTCAGCTTGCCATCCCAATACACTTCATAGGTTTTGCTTTTAGGATCAAGCATATACAGCTCGTTACGCCACCAGCCACAAAAGATGGCACGTTGCGTACGGGCTTTTTTAGCTGTCACGTACATATCGTGAAACATATTAAAGCCACGTGCCGTTGATTCAAAGGTGTACAAGCGATCAGGGTTAGTCTCAGCCAAAGATGCTAAGAGAGATGCAAGTCCTTCTTCGTCACCCCAGGATGATGTTTCTGTTCCATGTAGGTATGTAATAGCCTTACCACGACCCAAACTTCCTTTTGCTCTAAGCCCAGCGACTTGATAAAAGAGACGGCTTCGGTTTTTGAGGGAAAGCTGATTTCGGTTGTGAGCAAGGAGCGGGATTTTATACTCTTTGGGCAAACCATCCATATACATGGCAAGGGTTGATCGGAACATATCCCGATTTTCTTCCGTATCCGTTGTGAGTGTGCCTTGAAGCCCTGGGTGCATGAAGTGCCAGTAGAGGTCAAGTGCGAGGGAGATTGTGGTGATTCCAAGTTGCCTTCCTTTCAGAATGACGAAAAAATGGCAGCCATCTGCCAATCCTTTGTTGATCTCATCCATGACATAGGTTTGCGTACCCAGAAGATTGTCCATCTTCCGCAAGCCTTGCTCTTTGGTCTCAATCTTGAGCTGCTTACAAAAATTGTAAAAATGTTTGAGATTGAATTGACTCATGTAATGATCCAAGGCAATTTGCCATTAAACCGTTGTAGTAGGGCATGGTTGCCCATTTCAAAGAATTCTTTTTGTACGCCACATTCCCCGCCTAACCTAAAGTTAAACGTATGCTTTTTGGTAGAGGTAAAGTTTGGAAAAATATGCTTGGCAGCGTCATAAAACTGACGATCCACCTGCGGACTAGGTTGATTTAAGATGATGGCTAATTGCTTGAGGTATTCGGTTTTCATACCCCACATACACCAGTCAACAAAATGATGACCAGGGATATTCCATGAGTCGTGCAGCTCTCCTAAGGCTTCGCAATTGTCCTCAAGCAAAAAGTTACCCTCCTTGTCATAGATTGACCTAAGGCTATAAGCCCAATCATATCCTTTTTCAGTAATCAATCCCATGATCGATGCCACATGATTTTGACTAAACCAATCGTCATCGTTGCAAAAGAAAGTGACATTCTCTGTAACCAGTTGAGGAGCAGCAGCTAACCAACGCTGTCCTGCATATCCGTTGCCCCCAATCTTGGCATCCCAATAACAAACCTTGGTGTGCTCATCCCAGTACAGCTTACGAATGTCTGCAAAGGTTTGATAATCCCCGTCACACAAAATATAATGAGTGCAAGGGTGATACTGCGCTTTAATTGAAGCAACGCAATTGGATAGCTCCCAAGGGCGGTCACCTCTAGTTACGGTCACTACGGCTGCGGTTTTCAATTGTGTTTACCTAATCGTTTGGTTTCAAAGTCTGGGATGTCCCAGTACGCCACTTTAAGTCTAGCGGTATGGTTTTTAGCAAGGCTGATTAACCCGTCATAGGTCATTTGACTAAACCGTTCTTTCCATTCTGCCGCTAGTTTTATCTTTTGTTTTTTGGTTTTGCAGGAAATAGCTCTTAACATTTCTGTCTTGTACATCAGCCGTTCTTCCCGCAATCTTTCTAAATCAGTGGACTGCGTCACCATCTTCAGGCTCTAGCAGTTTTTTAAGGTGCAAAATTTCTGCCTCAGCCATCATTAGAAGTTCAGATGACTTAGCATGAACACGCATCAGCTCATGAAAAATGTCATCCTTGCTCATAGCCCATACTCTTGTCATATATTCCTTTTTGGCAAGGTCACCTGCCTTTTCAATATATTGCTGGACTGATATAGCGTTCTTTATTCCGTTCTCCATACTCGCACTCCTTCACTTTCTTTTCTGGCTATAAATTTTTTGCCTAACTGTTTGCCTGTGCGGTAGTTTGCATTACAGACAATCTGAATTTTCCCCGTTGGCACAAAGAATGACTCTCCGACTTCCAATTGTTTATATGGGTACACATTGCGCTTTTTCTCAGGGGGTATCGGTATATTTTTTTCTACCTCAATACTCATTATGATATTCTCCTTATAACTTAACTCATCATACCACCATGATACACACATACAACGAATATCGTCTAGGGGATAACCTAGTTCATCTTAATTATTTACGCAAGGTTTGCAAAGAGAACCCCGATCTGGAGTTCACCCATCATGTCAATCCTGCGTATATCGACCAACTCGCCCCTCTCGTAGAGGATACTGCTATTGGCTTGCAGGGGCTAAGTATCCCGCCTGGCGCTCATAACGCTTGGATCGGTAGGGACAATTACTTTTATAACCATCCATTGCAGCATGATTGGGTGGCGTTTTACTTGGAATGGTTCGATCACCTATCTAACATCCTTGAAGTTTCCAATCCTATGGCTTGCAAGGAGGACTTCTTATTCGATTACCCCGCTTTAAACGAGCCCTATGACATGGAGTTTGATGTATTGGTCATTAACTCTGCCCCGTCATCTGGGCAACTACCAGACTTTAACCCCCAATTCTTTGAAAAACGGGTACGGGAATTGGCAAATCAAGGGCTAAAAGTAGTCACAACTGCCCCTACAGGGATGGTTTCTTGCACCTTAGATTGGGATTTAGACGTGACTGGCATAGGCGCAATATCAAAATACTGCCAGCACATAGAGGGTGTGGCTACTGGTCCTATGTGGACTACGTTCAATATCTTCAATCAAAACAATATCTTGAGTCGTAAGTTCTACTGCGGACATCAAACGGTGAATCTTACCGACAATACGGTAACGATAAATAAACTGTAATTTTTTTTGGGGGGAGCTGCGAATGGGGCTCCTCCTACAACAGGTCCATGCCCATCTCAAAGGGCGCATTGTTTATGCTGATTTAATCTAATCTGTCCTGCCCATATTCCCTTATAGATCAATCAGTTATGGCGTATTGTTAATGTAATACTACCCATTGCACCCATATTGAAATTGTAAGAGGGCATTGTGTAGGTAATCTATCCCCCATTTGGTTACCCCTACTGACTATATATACATCTATTTACTAAGTACCTATATAAACTAACTTTAAATAGATGATAGCTATATATCTATCATTGTATATATATAACTATAGACTATAGACGATAGCTATGCAATAACTAAAAGATATAAAAATAAGTTGTTGACATCATCAAACTAATGTCTATAATCTAGCTATGCACTACTAATTAAGTGTATGTTTTGCAGGTGAGAACCCTGCACTTTTTAACAGAAAAGGAAATTAAAATGCAAAACGCAATCTATCAAGAGGTAACCGATCAAATCATCGCAGAGATGGAAAAGGGCGCTGCACCTTGGATTAAACCTTGGAAATCTGACTCTAGCGTAGAAAAAAACATTGTTTCAAAAAAAGAATATAACGGCATCAATCGTCTAATTCTTGGAATGATGACTCACTTTAAAGGTTACCAGTCACCTTACTATGGCTCATTCAAACAATGGCAGGATCTAGGCGGTACTGTTAAAAAGGGCGAAAAGGGCATTAAGATTGTTTTTTATAAGCCAGTAGTTAAGACTGAGGAAAACAAGCAAACAGGCGAAAGTGAGAGTTTTGCCTATTCATGCCTAAAAACCTATTATGTATTCAATGCCGATCAAGTAGAGGGCGTTGAGTTTGAAAAGCCAGCGATCTCGCCTAGAGTTTATAACCCTGCACCTGCCTTAGATGATCGCATCATTAAGACTGGCGCTAATATCAAGCATGGCGGAGGATCTGCGTTTTTCTCGCCAATGGGTGATTTTATCGGGATGCCTAATCGTGACACCTTCAATGATGACTCTAGTTATTACGCTACTGTATTGCATGAGTTAACACACTGGTCAGGCGCTAAACATCGCCTAGATCGTGACATGAGCGGAAAATTTGGCAATGCAAAATATGCCTTTGAGGAATTAGTAGCAGAATTAGGCGCTGCGTTTCTCTGTCAGGATTACCAGATACAGGGTGAATTGCGCCATGCTGGATACATTCAAAATTGGCTCACTTGCCTAAAAGAAAACAATCAAGCAATTTTCAAGGCTGCAGCACTTGCTCAAAAGGCAGCCGATTACATCAACGGCTTAGATGCTCTCACTAATCAGCAAGCGGCTTAAGTGTTAACTAGCAGGGCGTTAGGAATAGCGCCTTGCTGGATTAGCATTTTGCTAGTCAATACCTAACTATTGGAGGTTTTATGTTATTAAGCAAACAAGTTGACAGCATTGCTCAAGGCATTGCGTGGAATGATCGCACCCTAAAGGATGCAATGAATACGGGGGTGTTATCCCCCGATGATGTAGCTACCCTTGCTCTGGCATTGCAGGGGGTTTCAAAATTTCACAGGTTGCAAGATGTAGCGATCAAATTACATATGGCGGGTTTATGAATAGGAATGATACTCAGGAAATTTTAGAAACAATCTGGCAAGCACTTGAGGGTTATAGGGAAAACTGTATCCCTGAGGGTGACTCTCAATATGATGAGCAATGGAGCGATATTTGCACCGCTATGGCGTGGATCACAGAAGATATAGAAAACGCACAATAGAGCGGTTTTATGGGTTAGGTGCTGTATAGGTATTACCTAACCCTTAAAAACGTCTTAGCGCTTGTTTTAATCAGTTTTAAATGGATGTTTTAACACTTAATTATTTTTTTATTTCACTATTTCGGGAGTATTTCAAAATGAATGATATTTATACAAAAGAACGTCAGCGCTTTGTAAAGAGTAGATTTTCCCCCATGCGTGTGCAAGGCGTGATGAGTAAAGATCAGTTAATTGATTGTTTTAGCGTGGTCGGTGGTTTGCTGCTGGTTTGGGTATTGCTGTCACTATGATTACCCCAAGAGCTAAACCCCTAACCCGCTTAGGGCGGATGACCTTAAAAAAGGGTAGCTATCGTTTATCTTGCTGCTTAACTAAGAGGGTGCGATCCTGTAAGAGTCCCCCAGATACTAGCCAGCTTGTTTATTCCCTTTGGCGCTACACCATGCGGGAGGGGTGGGTAATGCCCCCGTGTAGTTTACTTTGTAGGTGATTTTGGTAGCGATGTCAAAACTGTTACCAAGCCCCCTCAATAACTGACAACAAAACCACCTACAAAATAGACTTAGGCGGATTATAAACATACTTTCAAAAGGAGTGCAACATGAGTAAAGCAGATGATGATGCAGCAAAGTGGATGGAGATGAATAGAGCAGCCCAGTATCGGGAATGGATCAGAGCAACGGAAACTGGAACGCCTTATTACATCAATATCCAAGGAGATGTCATAACTGAAAAGGAGGAAAAAACAACAGATAATAAATAAATTGCACTAATCAAAATAATGTAGTAATGTTCTAACTGTAGTACCTAAACCTAACTATATAAAGGAATTTAATGATGAAATATTGCATTGATTGCAAGCATTTATCAGGTCAAGACTGTCACGCACCTGAAGTACCTCGACACATGGTCACAGGGGAAAAGCAAATCTGGACAGCGCTACACGCTCGCAACTTACCTATTACTGGTTGCGGAGAAAATGCTAAGTGGTTTAAGCCGTTTGAGTTTGAGCCAGTTAACGAGCAAGAGGCAGATATTGATGATCTATCCGCCATTCCATTTGGGAGATAAACATGGCTAATGATCGCAATGATTTTGCACCTGAAGTGCGTAACAGCGCTATTTGGTCAGGAGATTCCCGCAAAGTAGCCAATGGCAAGATGGTTGATGTCATCTTGGAAAAGCAAGGAAAAAAGCCCTTGCCAGACTTATCCGATGTTGAGGCGGTACAAATGGGTCATGTTATGCAGCCCATTATTGGAAGATTGGCTCAAGAACGATTAAAGATGGAATTAAAAGAGGCTGATTATGTTATTACACATCCAAAACATGAGTGGTTTCGTAGTCATTTTGATTTCATTAGTGCTAGTGGCGATCCAGTGCTTGTCGAGGCAAAGAATTACAACGCAGCGGTGCGTAGCAAGTTTGATCCTGATACCAATAGGATTCCTGCTGCTGACTACGCCCAACTGGTTCACGAAGCTGCTTGTCATAATGTTAACCGTATCTTTTTGGCAGTGCTATTTGGTGGACAAGAGTTTCACACCTTTGAATTTAATATCTCTGACGCTGAAAAAGATGATTTGTTGCAAAAAATGGCTCAGGTTTGGGGTTATTGCAAAGCCAACACGCTTCCGCCAGCGGAAACCATTGAGCAAACTAAGATTATCTACCCTGAAAGCGGTTCTGGAGTCATTACGGCTACGCAGCAAATTGAAATGGCTGTCGCTTACCTTAAAGACATTAAGAATCAAATTAAAAATCTTGAGGCTGCTGAGGAAGATATAGAGGTAAAGATTAGAAACCTGATAGCAGATAACCAAGAGATTAGATCAATAGATGGCACTACTTTAGTCACTTGGAAGTCATCCAAAGGCTCTAAACGCTTCTCAGCAGAGTTATTTAAACAAGCAATGCCCGATATATATGAGAAGTTTGTTATTGAGCAGCCAGGATCTCGGAGGTTTTTAATCAAATGAATAAAGACATTTATTGCGAGTGTTGTGGCGCTAAGGTTGTGGAATATAAACACAGCTTTAACGCTGGGTTAGCTAGTAGTTTGTGGCAAATCTATTTGGCTGATAAGCCTATTGCTTTAACGGATCTTGAATTGACACGCACACAATGGACTAACTTTCAAAAGTTACGCTATTGGGGTTTGGTTCAGCAATCTATTGATCCTATTACTAAAAAGCATAACGGCTTATGGGAAACAACTCAATCAGGAAATCAGTTTGTAGATGATCCTAGCGTATCAATAGCCAAATATGTATGGACTTTTAGAGGTGAAACAGTGCGATTTGAAGGTGAATATGTTTATTTCACTGACATTTTGGAGAAGTTTTACAAAGACAGACCAACTTACGCAGCGGAGGCAGTAAGACATGAACAATCTTGATTTAGCAGTATGGGTGATGACTATTTCTAGCGTCATTGACACCATTATTTCTCTAAAGGAGATATTTGTATGAAAGATATTCCAGAATACGAAGGGCTTTATGCAGTTACTGAGGATGGGCAGGTTTGGACATATCCTAATTACATTCATAACGGAAGATTTTTAAAGTCATCCGTAACAAAGTATGGGTATGAACAGGTTGTTTTATCTAAAAATGGAAAAACAAAACATTTTTATGTTCATCGTCTTGTTGCTCAGGTTTACTTGTTGCAAGACGAAAACAGAAATCATGTGAATCATAAAAATGGAGTTAAGACTGATAACAGGGCATCAAACCTTGAATGGGTAACACCATCTG